TCTTCAGTTAAGGGTGATTTTTTTCTACCCTTAAGAGTTTTTGATATTTTTTCTTTGGTTTCTTTTAACATAGTAGGTCTTTTTGAATGCTTCATTTTATGTTTTGATAGTTCAGTATGTTTATATCCAGATACTCCATCCCCACCATCAGATAAATTTATTAGAATTCCACTGCCTAAATCTTTTCTACCAAAAATATTAATCATATAAATTTCGTGTTTGAAAGCTTCCTTTTCTGTGAGATTGTTTTTTAGAATTAAAATTTTATTTTTGTTTGGGACTTTTATATGCTTTCTGTGTTTTGAATACGCTCTATTTCCTTTACCCTTTCCAATATAGTAAGGAGTTCCATCCTCTCTTAAATAAGCGTATGTATAAAATGAACTCATTTTTATATACTTCTTTTTTATTACTATTTATCAAATAAATTGTCTTCTGTCAATATTTGAAACTCCCACCTTCTATCCGCACAAAATTCTTTTGCTGCCTTCCATTTTGCTTGGTTCTTAGCAAACTCTTTTATCTCATACATTTGCTTTTGAGTCACACGCTTTTGTGGTTTAGGACCTTCAACTTGTCTTTTAGGTTTGACTTCAATTAAACTTTCTTTGACAATTCCTTTTGAATCTTTATATTTTATAAAAAAATCAGGGTAGTATTTGTGGCATCTATTATCTAATGGAGATATATATGGAATCCAAATCTCTTCACTGGACCATTTGATAATGTTTTCATTCATGTCACAGTAATACATAAACTTTCTTTCCCACAGTGACCTGTAAATAATGTTGTTTGAATCACCAATATACTTTTTTGGGTTTGAAGGTTTATATATTCCTTTATAGCTCATACATATAATATAGGCACTTCAAGTATTTAGATGGCTGGCACTATAAGTCCAAATTCAATTTACATAAACAAAGATCTGTATTTTAAAAGTACTAATGAAGTACTGTATCAAATTTTAAGTGGGCTATCTTTAACTTCATCTTTTGTAGTTAATATTAAAACTTATGATCCAAATTCTGATGCTGTTTCTTTTTTAGCCTATGAAGCAGTTCTTCCAGGAACTTCTTTCCAAACAACAGAAGTTTTTGGAGATAGACAAGGGATTAGAGAAACATTTGCAAATCAAAGAGTTTATCCGCCAGTTGATGTTAGTTTTTATATTAAAAATGATTATGGAACTATAAAATATTTTGAAAATTGGTTTAATAAAGCTTGCCCCATTGCAGGTCCAAATGCTCAACCAAATTCATATTTCAAATTTAATTATCCAGAGACATATAAAAAAAATGTGAATATTGTAAAATATGAAAAGGATTTGAGACCATATAATCAAAGATTAGATGAAGGTGGGGGAATTAATGATCCAAGAACAATCACATATACACTTTTAAATGCTTATCCAACAAATATAATTTCAATACCAGTATCTTATGAGCAATCATCAGTATTGAGAACAACAATCACTTTTAATTATGATAGATACTTCTTCCAATCTCATAATGAAGTACCTTATGTTGCTCCATAAAGATAATATTTTTATGGGGTAATAAATAGTCATACCTGAATTTTATATTTCACAATGCCATTACCAGTTGTTGCAACTCCAACCTATGAGTTGATTTTACCTTCAAATAAAAAAGCAATTAAATATAGACCTTTTCTTGTTAAGGAAGAAAAGATTTTAATTCTTGCTATGGAAAGTGGTGATTCAAAAGAAATCACCAATGCAGTTAAAGATGTGTTGAAGAACTGCATTCTGACAAGAGGAATTAAAATTGATACGCTCCCAAGTTTTGATATTGAATACTTGTTCCTCAATATCAGAGCAAAATCTGTTGGAGAATCTGTAGATTTGATTATCACCTGTCCTGATGATGGTCAAACACAAGTGGAAGTTAAACTTGATATTGATGATATTGAAGTTGTCATTCCAGAAGAACATTCATCAGAAGTAAAAGTTGATGGCAACATTGTAGTAAAGATGAAGTATCCATCACTACAAGAGTTTATTGATAACAACTTTGATTTTTCTAAACAGAAAAGTAGTCAGGATACTATCAATAAATCTTTTGAGATTGTTGCATCCTGCGTTGATATGGTTTACACTCAAGATGAATCTTGGTCATCAGCAGATGTAACCAAGAAAGAACTGGTTGAATGGTTGCAAACATTTGATGCCAATCAATTCAAACAGATTGAAGAGTTCTTTAATACTATGCCAAAACTTTCACATACCATGAAAGTAACTAATCCAAATACTGGTGTTGAGAATGAGATTGTATTGGAGGGTTTGTCCAGTTTTTTCGGATAGTCCTTAGTCATGAAGATTTAGTATCTTACTATAGAATTAATTTTGCCTTGATGCAGTATCATAAATACTCGTTGACAGAGATTGAAAATATGATTCCTTGGGAAAGAGAAATTTATCTGTCCCTTTTAGAAGCACATATCCAAGAAGAAGAGGAAAAAGCAGCAAAGGCAAATAGATGAATCCAGAAGATTTTAATTACTTTCAATCAAGGGTCACCAGATTTATTACTGGTTCAACTCGTAAAAGTACTTTTGGATCTTTTTTATCGCCAAAAATTACTAATCTTTCTGGTATCATTCCAAAGAGATCTCTTCCTACACAAATTTTTTCAAAACCAGAATCATCTGCAGATGATGCTATTGAATCTTCGAGTAGGGGAATATCTTCATTAGGTCGTGTTACACTTGACCTTGAGATTATCAATAATAATCTTGATAGAATAAGACAAATTATAGAGCAGGACTATAAAAATACACAGGAAATTAATAGAAAAGAAACAGAAGATTATAGAAAGCGTGTAGCAAACAGAGGTAGAATATTTGGCAAAAAAGAACTTGGTGATAAGAAAACTGATGTTCTTGGTGCAGTTAAGAAATATGTAGGATCATTCTTTAGTGGAACTGGTGGTGCAATAAGAGCACTTGCTATGTGGAATTTGATGCAAGGTATTTTATCTGGAGACCCTTCAAAAATTATTGGACCTTTACTTGGAATTGGATTAACTTATATTCCTGCTATTGCAACTGGTGTAGCAGGAGCAATAGCTACATCTTTAGCTGGAAAATTGTTTGGTGGAGGAGGTGCAAGATCTGCTTCAACAGCAGGGAAAGTTGCTGAGGGTGCAGCTGGTGCTGGAAGATTTGTAGGAATGAGAGGACTTGCAGGAAGGGCTGCATTGGTTGGTGGTGGTTTGGCATTGGCGAATAGTATTTTTAATAGACCACAACAAGATACACAACAACAAAGATTAGAAGATCTCACTCAAGAACAAAAAGGTCTTACAGATCCTCAAAGTTTAGTCCCAATCCCTCAAGATGACTTGAAGAGATTTGAAAACTTAAACAAGAAGTTTGAAGCAGCACTTGATTTCTTGATGGGTAAAAAAGGTCAAGAGCAACCACAAACTCCTTCTGGTGGGGGAGGTGGTGGTGGAGCAGCACCTACACAAACACCACAAAACGTTGTTACAACAGGTCAATCTATAGATGTTGGAGGAGGAATTAGTTATTATGGACCAGGATTTGATGGTAAAAAAACTGCAAGTGGAGAAGTATTTGATCAAGATGCTTTGACTGCTGCTCACAAAACTCTTCCTTTTGGTACACTTTTAAAAGTTACAAATCATGATAATGGTAGAAGTGTTGTGGTTCGTGTTAATGATAGAGGACCATTTGTAGGAAATAGACAATTAGATTTAAGTGAAGGTGCTATGAGGGCTTTGGGTGGAATTGGAACTGGAGTTTTGAATAATGCATCTATAGAGGTTGTTAGAGCATCTGGATCAACCCAATCTCCAGCATCTCCACCACCAACAGCTGCGCCAAGAGCACAAAGAAATATTCCAGCACCACAAAGACAAGCACCAAATGTCACATTAGTTCCTGTTGATTCTGGTAATCAAACTCCTTCATCTGTAGCATCACCATCAAATGATTCAGCAATTTCTGTAGATACTACTCACCCAGAAAACTTTTTGGCTTTATATTCCAAACTCATTTATCAGGTGGTGTGATAAATGGATCCATCAACTCTTTTAAATAGACCAAAAACTTTTAATGTTATTCCAAAGATTACCAAGATTAGTAATCTTTCTATTGCATCTTCACAAGCAAGAAAATCTTCTACAAAATTAGTTAAAGTTTTTGAGAAAGGAACTTATCAAAAGAAAACACAACTGTCAGTTTTAAACAGATACAAAAAAAGATTAGAGTCAATTCAAAAACAGAATGACAGATCTTTTGGTAGGAAAAGAAAAGTAAAAGTAAAACTGCCAGACATTAAAAAATACGTTGGAAGTTTCTTTACGCCAGGTTCTACTAATGATCCACTCAAAGCAATAGGAGCACTTGCTGCATTTAATGCATTTCAAAAAGGTTCTAAAGGTGATTGGGGTGGAGCACTTGGTTCTGGATTAGTTGCATTTGGATTGTTGGGAGGTGGTGCTCTTGGAATTAAGGGAACAAGAACATTACTCAAGAATAGAAATGCACCTACATCACCTGCTCAAATTGGTGTTCCTGGAGCATCAGCAGGATCTTTTTTTGGAACACCATATGCTCAGACAAAAGCAGGGAAATCATATGCTTCAATGCAACAATTTAGAAACCTTCCACAATGGGCTAAAGGATTATCATCATCAAGTGCAAGTAGATTTGCAGCATCTAATGAAAGAATAATCCAAGGAACAGCAAACATTGGTGATAGATTGAGAGTTGGGACAAGAGGATTGGGAATGCAAGGTGTTGGTGGGATGGCAGAAAATCTTGCAACTTCAGGACCACCAAAAATAACTCCAAGAGCTGGACTATTAAATGTTGCATTATTTGGATTAGATTATATGGGCAGAAAATCTGAAGGGCAATCTAATCTTCAAGCAGGAGTTGGAGCAGGTGCTGGAGTAGGAGGAGCATTACTTGGTGCAGCAATTGGATCAATGTTATTTCCTGGTGTTGGAACAGTTGCTGGACTTTTAATTGGTGCTGCATTCAGTACTGGTGGTGCTTTAATTGCTTCTGCAATAGCAGATAAAGCAACTGGTGTAACTGAAAATAAACTAAAGAAACAAACACAAGAGCAAAAGGCATTAGTAGAAAAGAAAAAAGATGAGGGTGGTAAACTTACATTCTCAAAAACTTTGAATACTTATGATAAGGCAGTCAAAAAATTTGAAGATTTTGCCAAAGGATTTGATTTTAGGGAATCAGTTCAACAAACCAGAGAAAGAGCACAAAATGTAGAAAGATTGCTTGGAGATCAAGATATTATTGAAGAACCTGGATATGAATTTACTAATTATACTGCACAATATTTGACTGGAGATCCAAGCAGTCCTGCATATGATGATGCACATGGAACATCAAGTAATTATCATGATCACATAGCTTTTAATGATAGGGATATGGCTATTAGAGCTTATCAATATCTTGAATCTAAGGGATTAGATGTTACTGAATTTCAAGGATTTGATGCAGTTGAAGGTCATGCAGATGGTTCTTACCATTATAGAGGGTTGGCATTTGATGTTCCTGGATATCAGTGGGGAGCAACTGGACCAATTGATCAAAGACATTATAATGGTTCTAGAATAGTCAGAAAATATTTGAATGAATTTTTTGATTCAGAAAAAAGAAACAATCCAAATTTAAAACCAAAGACAAATACAGGAACACAACAAAGAACAAGACCCTCTCAAACTCCAACTACACCATCATCACTGTTTCAAAGACCACAAACTCCTGGATTGTCAATTGGTCAAGGTGGATTTAGAATTAATGGAACTGCTGCAGCAAGTTTGTCACAAGCAAGACCAAGACAAATGCCACAGATTTCACAACAACTTTCATATCAAGAAGGATATTCCCAGGCACAACCAACAATAATTCCATATCCAGTAGTAAGACAACAGCAGGTGGCAGCATCTGCATCATCAGCACCTATGATGTTCCCTGGACCTTCTGAGCAACAACTGTTAAATAGTTTTTATAAGAAGGTTCTCCTCAATACAGTGCAATAATGGAATCATTTTTTAATTATAAGATAGAACAATTTGTAATTGAATCTCATGATGGGAAATCTTCTACTGACTTAACCCAATGTATAGCAAGTGTAAAATATTATGAGGATTTATTTTCCCCAGCAATTTTTATATCATTGGTTTTAGTTAATACTAATGGATTATTATCTTCACTTATCAATTCAGATTCCAACAAGCAATCTGGAATCAAAGGAGGAGAAAGAGTTAGATTAAAAATTAATCAACCAGCTTTTCCAAAAAATGGAATTAATATAGATGAAACTAAAAATACATATTACATTTATAAAACTTCATTATCCACAACAGAGTATACAAGAGAAGCAGTTGTAGTGGATTTGTGTCCTGCAGAAGTTTTTATTAATGAAACCTCAAGAGTTGTTAAAAAATGTTCTGGACATATTGGGTCTACAGTCAATCAAATTTTAAAAGAATCTTTTGGAGAAAGTAGTTATAAAAAAGAAAACATAGAAGAAACTTCAAACAAGTATACTTTTTATGGTAATAATAAAAGACCATTTACTGTATTAACTTGGTTGTGTCCAAAGTCAATTCCAGGTGGAAAGGGTAAACCAACATCATCCAGTCCAAAGAAAGGAACTGCAGGATTTTTATTCTATCAAAATAGAAATGGATTTAATTTCAAAAGTATGGATTCTTTGATGAGTGGATTGAAATTAGGTACAGCAGATAAAAGAAATATCCAAACCTATTATTATGGAACTCCACCTAATCCAGCTAGTGACATTCAAAATAGATTGATCGTAGATACTCCTACATTTGAAAAGAATGTTAATGTAATGGAGAACTTAAGGATTGGTATGTATTCAAGTGTAAATTATTTCTTTGATGTGAATGTTCGAAAATTTTATGCTGAACCATACAGTTTGAAAGAAAGTTATGAGTTAATGGGCCATGCATCAAGAGGAAATTTTCCACCTACAATTCCTTTAGGATTGGAGAAAAATCCTTCTAGAGTAATGGTTAGAATTCTTGATAATTTTAATTCTGACCCTGCTGGAGATGCTATTGCAGCAATAAATAACAAAGATAATACTAATCTGTATCAAGCAGCATCCATCGCCAGATATAATCTTGCATTTTCTCAGTCTTTGAACATTACTATTCCATTGAACTTAAGTTTGACTGTTGGTGATATTATTAATTTACAATTTCCAAAGATTACTACAGGAACAAGAGGTGAAAAGGATAATATAAAATCAGGACACTATTTAATTAAAGAAGTTGCACATTTATTTGAAAATAATCAAGGTTATACTGGGCTTAAATTAATTAGAGATTCTTATGGAGATCCAGAATAATGGATAACATTCACGACCACATTAAAAGAGACAGAGATGAACTTGAAAACCCAATAATTTCATCTCAAAGACGTAGACATGTTGAAGATGAACTGGAGTCATTAGAAAAGTATCATGCCAATCATCCAGATGATGAACATGATCCAACAGATTTTGAACTATATTGTGATTCAAACCCAGATGCTTTGGAATGTAAGGTATACGACGTATGATGCTTGAGCAGTCCCTAATTAGTCCTAACTTCTTAGGTAAAGAATCTTTTAGATGGTTCATTGGTATTACCACCAAGTATAAGCAAGTAGAAAATGGTGGTTACAAAGCAAAAGTTAGGATCATAGGGTATCATCCAGATGCATCAAGTGTAATCAAGGATGAAGAACTTCCTTGGGCTCATGTTCTTGTGCCTTTAAATATGGGTGCAGGTGAAGGAGGAACAGGTGCAAGTTTTAATTCAAGAGGTTCAGAAACTGTAGTTGGTTTCTTCATGGATGGTGACAATGGACAACAACCAGTCATCATTGGGTCACTATTTTCTGGTTATGATATAGTTCACTCAAATAGTTTCAATCAAGGCACAAATGGATTTAAACCATTCCAACCAAAAAAGTCATCAATAAAAAACCCAAATAATACATCATCAGAGACAGGAAAATCTTCACCTTCTGGCATACCAAATACTCTTAACAATGTTGGGATAGGATCTACAAATCCAAAAGGAGTTCCATCTCAAGGAAAATTAGCTTGTGACATTGGAGATAGAAATAAGTATGTTATTACCATTCCTCCAGTCTGTAAGGACTCAAAAACAAATTACTCAAAGATGATAAAAACTCTTAGAGATTTTATCAAAACTCTAAGAACCATACAACAAGTTCAAAGTGGATTTATTAGTCCAACATTAAATGCACTTCAAGATGTTCCAGGATTAGTTCAAGAAGCATCAACTATTATATCTGATTTGGTTATTGAGTACATGAAGTTTAAGAGAGATGCAATTATCGCCGATATCAATAAATGGTTAAAAGAACAGATAAACAAATTTCTCCCAAAAGATTTTAAGTTATTTCAACAATTAGCTGCAGACAAGATAGTAGATAATATCTGGTGTGTATTTAATAAAGTTATTCAAAAAGTTGGAGAGTTTATTTTTAATTTCTTGACGCAATTAGTTGGTGCAGTTACTAATGTTCCAATTTGTGCAGCAGAGGCATTTCTTGGAAGCATTATGTCTACTATTACAAATGAAGTTAGTGAAGCATTAGGTCCAACACTTCAAGAAATTTCATCTCAAATAGGAAATATTATTGGTCCTATTTCTAATTATGTTTCTCAGGCATTAACATATTCAACTCAGGCATTAGCATTTTTAAGTTGTGAAAGTGCAGAATGCAAACAAATTTATGATTATCAAATGAATAAAGGATACATTCCTCAAGAAACTTTGGATGATTATAGTAAGATTTTAGGATATCCAAGATCTAAACTTTCTGAAGGTAAAGAAGCTGCTAAGAAGTGGCTTGGAATCACTGGAGGTGGAAGATCTGATAATCCTTATTCATACCTGTCTGACACTTATGGATATTGTGATGCCATCAATTTGGAATGTGGATTGCCAACAGTTCAGTTCTTTGGTGGTGCTGGTGGAGAAACTCTTGGTCTTACTGTTGTTGATGCGCTTGGTCAATTAATGGGGATTTATCTTCAAAATGCTGGAACTGGATATGCAAGTGCTCCTTATGTTTCTATTGAAGATCCTTGCAATAATGGAACTGGTGCAGTTGCAACTGCAAACATTGAAGATGGGAAAGTTGTTTCTGTAACTATCAACAATCCTGGTTCTGGATATCTTGGACCAGAAGTTACAGGAGATAATATTTGCTCAATCAATCCAATTGATTCTTCAGGATCAAGTGTTGTGGGTTATATTGTTGGGGTAAATATTCTGAGCACTGGTGTTGGATATGCAACAACAGATTTAATTACTGATTCTGTATGTGCAAGTGATGTTGAAATTTATCCAGTCACTGATTCAAATGGAAGAATTGTTGATGTGAATATTGTTAATCCAGGTTCTGCAATTAGAATCTATCCAAGACTGGTAATAAATACGCAAGATGGTGAGGGAGCGATTCTTGAACCAATTCTAAACTTTAAACCTGTAGAGAAATCTTCTGTTGAAACTGATATGAATAAGGTTAAGAAAGTAGTCCTTTGTGCAGAGGATCATGTCTAAAAATTATACAGAACCTCAAGTTGGATTTGTTTTAAATGATTGTGAATCAGGTACAATTTTTATCGGAAAAGATGAAGGTGTATCAAGAACAAGAGAAATTGAAATTCATGCAACATCAAATGCCTGCATAAAATTATTTGAAGATGGTGGATTTGAAATTCAAGGTCAAGGTGGAGCAAAGTTTGCAGATAATATTTCCAGCACTTGTAAAGATGGTCTTGTAATTAGAGGTAAAAATATCAGACTTGATGCAGGATCTGGAGAACTTACTTTTGCTGCCAGATCTATTAGATATGAATCTACAGGGCATGATCAAAACCTTGTAATTAGTTCAAAGGGAAACCTTGATATCAGAGCAAATGATACTATAAAAATTGATGGTTCTGTGGTTGCCATTGGTGCAAGAACCAGAATGGCACTTGCTTCTAAAGGAAGCATTTATGTTAAAGCAAATGGTAGACTTACTGTAATTGAACCTCAAACAAAGTTAATACCTACAAGTTTAGCAGATTTTACTAATATTTTATTTCAAAATTTGTTTCCAAATTATTTCTAACTATGGCATCTTTTCAATCATTAGAAGTAGAATCAATTCAAGTAGGAACTGCTGGTATTCCACCAATTGCTACTGTTGATATTTGGCAATCATTGGACCCTACTCTTCCCTTTTCAGTTCAAAATTGGGGCATATCTAATTTCCAGGGTATGCACAATCAGATAGGTGTGCATAATGGTATTGGTGCTCATATTTTGACTGGACTTTCTTCCTTGATTGGATTTAAATCTCAAGTTGGTGGTCAAGTTCATGCAGAACCATCATCAAATGCTGCTGCAGTGCAGATGGCATTTTCATCACCACAAATTATTCAAACAACGCCACTGAATGCTACAACGCTTTTTCAAAGTGGGACAGCAGTTTGTGTAGCTCCTTGTTCTGATGAGAATGCAAAGAAGAATGTAGAACCTCTTCAAAATTCTTTGGATAAAGTTTTAGAGTTAAGTGGGGTTAGTTTTGATTGGCGAGAAGATGTGGTTCCTATGAAAGCAGAAAAGGAATCAAGGCAAATTGGATTAATTGCTCAAGAAGTAGAGAAGATTGTACCAGAAGTTGTTACAGATGAAATAGTAGAGGGTCAAACATTAAAGAGTATTAGATATGAAAACCTTGTTGCTATTTTAATTGAAGGTATGAAAGAACAGCAAGAACAAATCAATTCCCTTAAGGAGACAGTTCAAGAACTGTCCACCAAACTTGCAGAGTGCTGCTCCTGATGCTATGATGGTTAGGTAAGCAACCCCCCTAACAACTATGCAAATTGATCGTGACCAACTGGAAGAACTGAAAGGTCTTCAAGAAGATACTGCTGCTCACTTTACTGACACCAATTTAGTTAGTGGGGAAACTTATTGGACCTGTGTAGAAGCATTTGCTCAAGCAAAACTTGCAGAACTTCGTGGTGAGTTGGTTTATGAGGGTTGACTGGGACTGAGGTTTGAGGTAGACTAACCAAGTCCGTGCTGGAGGTTTCGTGCCTGTGAAGAGGAAACTCTGAGGCTGTGTAAATCCTCCACTTGGCGGTGTAGCCCAGCGGAAGAGGCAAACGACTTAAAATCGTTCAAGGGTGAGTTCGAATCTCACCACCGCTATTTCAAAATTGACTTTTAATTCCAAAAATCCCCTCGAAAAATTCCCAGGAAAAAAATGACTGTAGGGTTTTTACAACCATTCTTCATTATTAGGGTCTTCAAGAAAACTTATGATAGAACTGCTAATTCCTATAGATGTGTTGATTTGTGACTTTGACTGATTATAGGCATAATTCTGCAATTCATATTGCAATCGCGCATCCTTTAAAAAATTAACTTTGACAATCAAATCATCTCTTTCTGTAACAAGAGGTCCTATTTGATTTGAAAGAGTAGTAATAGATGCAGCTGCTGCCACACAAGAACCACCAGGAGCACCACTACAATCTATTTCATTGCAAGTTGATAAGTCTGCATGATATGTTCCAATAGATACTGTTACAATGCTGTTTGATACTCCAATTCCTAAATTAGATGAGGATAATGTTTGTGTTGATTGTGAGAATGGGTTTGTTCCACTAAGAGAATAAACTTTACAGTTAATTGTAGAAGATGCCACAGAAACAAAAGAAGATGTAGTTCCACATCCAGCATTTGATGCATTTTGCCCTATCGTTAAAATTTCAGTTTTTAAATCTGCAATTTCATTGGTTAATTCTAAAATTTTATTATCTAATTTTTCTATAGGAACATTATAATTTTCTATAACTTCTTCTGGTCCCCAAATTTTAATGTATTCAGTTGAACCTATACCTGTGGGAATTATGTATCCTGTCTGAACAGTTGTGACTTGTTGCAACTGTTTTTCATCTAAAGAAATTTTTTGATTATATAATTCAAGAAGTGCTTGAGTTTGCGTGCTAATTGGCATCAGTCAAAAATGTTAATAATCCTATTTATTGATAAATAAGACAGAAGAAATGTAAACAAAAGGATAATCTGCAATGCCTTTAGCGAGATTAGAAAATTTTCTTAAAAATATTAATGGTAATACTCTTTATGTAGATCCTAATGAAATAGATTCCACAGATTCTATTGAGAACAAAGGGAATTCAAGAACAAGACCATTTAAAACGATTCAAAGAGCTCTTCTTGAAGCAGCAAGATTTTCTTATGTCGCTGGGGAAAATAACGATTTATTTGATCAAACTACAATTTTAATTTCTCCAGGAACTCACTATATTGATAATAGACCTGGATACTATTGGAATGGATCAAATTTTAGAGACGTTAATAATAGTGCTGTATCTATAACTGAATTAAGTGTTGCATCAAACATGGACTTGGAGAGTCCAACAAACGTTCTCTACATTTATAATAGTGCTGAAGGTGGCGTTATAATTCCAAAGGGTGTATCTATTGTAGCATCTGACTTAAGAAAAACTAAAGTAAGACCAAAGTTTGTTCCAGATCCTGCTAATGATAATATTGCAAGATCTGCTATTTTTAGACTAACTGGTGGTTCATATATTTTTGGATTTACTATTTTTGATGGTAATCCTGTCGGAGGAGTATACAATACATATACAATTACCACAGTAAACCCAACTTATTCTCACCACAAATTAACTGCATTTGAATATGCAGATGGTAAAAATATTTTTGAAAATTCAACTTTAACGGATCTTGATAATTATTATTTAAAAGTTAGTTATGGTTATGGAAACTTTTCTGGTCGTGGAGTTCCAAATACATTAACAGACTTACAAAAGAATCCAGAAGAAAATAAAATTGTTGGTGATCTTGGTCAAGGATCATTAACTATTTCTAATTTGATTTCAGGAGATGGATCTACTGCAACTACAACAATTACTGTTACTACTGAGACAGAACATGGATTGTCTCCATTTAATCCTATTCAAGTTTCTGGAGTTGCTTCCAGTGGTAGCACAGTAGTTCAGCAACAATTTAATGGAAATTTTGTAGTATCTCAAGTTATTAGCCCAACGCGATTTACATATTTACTTTCTGCTGCTCCAAATGCTGCAGCACCTAGTGTTAATGGTGCCACAGTAAGAATTCAATCAGATACAGTATCTTCAAGCTCTCCTTATGTTTTTAACTGTAGTTTGAAGTCTGTTTATGGAATGAATGGACTTCATGCAGATGGATCAAAAGCAACAGGATTCAAGAGTATAGTTACTGCACAATTCACTGGAATTTCATTACAACGTGATGATAGGGCTTTTGTTAAGTATGATGAAACTACAGGAACATATTTGACTCAAAATGATTTAGGAACATCAACTATCTTACATCAAAATTCTCAATCAAAATTTAAACCAGATTGGGAATCTTTCCATATAAAAGCATCTAATGATTCTTTTATTCAGTGTGTATCAATTTTTGCTATTGGATATGCAAAACAATTTGTAGCAGAAAGTGGTGGAGACCAAAGTATTACAAACTCTAACAGTAATTTTGGAGCTATATCTTTAAATTCTGTAGGTTTTAAAGATTATCAACTTGCAAAAGATAATCATGCATTCAT